ACGTGCCTTCAATGCTTCCAACTGTTGACGACCTTCAGCAACTAACTTAACCTTTGCTTCAACTACTGCTTGTTTGTCTTGTGAGAATTCTTTAATTTCTTTTGCAAGAGCTTGAACAACGAATTGCTCTAACTTTTGTTGACTTTCTGTTTGTAGTTTACGCTCACTACGTAATTCTTTGATTTCTTCTGATAATTTTGTTACCATAAAATCATTAAATTTGCTTGCGTTTTCACGCAATTTTTGATGAGCTTTAACACGGTCTTCGTTCATTGCTTTCTTTTCAGCTTGAAATTCTTCAATTTCAGCTTGTAAGCTTTCTGTAACCATACTGTCAAGGGCTTCAACCATAATTAATTTATCATGGTCATAACGTTGTGCAAACTCTTCACGTAGTTCAGCACGTACTTGCTCACGAGCCTCATTCAACTTAGATTCCCATGCCTCATTTATCGCTTGGCTTGTTTCTTCGTTGATAATTCCGTTCTCAAGTAATGGTTTAATAATTTCCAAATTCATTGGATTTCCCCTTTTATAGTTGTTCCGTTTAACTCCGGATCACCGAGCATGGATGATACAAAATACCATCCATTCTTATTAGCTTTAGCCCATCTAGATATAGTACGGGCTGAAACGTCATAAACTTTTGCACCTTCATAAGAGGTGATGTATTTTGTTCCGTTAGGATCAATATAGTATCCACTCCATGTAGGATTTTTTATTCCTAATTTTTGTTCTCTTAATATTTTTCTAGTTTCAATAGTAACAGGGTTTCTTTTTTGTCCCTTTCTACTAATTGAAATTTTTGTTTTCTGCTCTGATGACAACGACAATCCTTTATTATAAGAAGGGATACCAATCGTGCAAAATTTACCATCACCATTGTGCTGATTAAAACTTCTAGAATCATTCTTTGCATCAAATAGTTTTAGAATTTCTGCCTCTAAATTTCTCATTTCTATAGGATTACCGGTTGCAATTATTTCTCGTTTCCATTGAGTTTTATCATTAATTATTAAAGGTTTTACTATTCTACTAGAACAAATATAACCATCTTCAACATGAGACTTTTTGCTAGTACGTGATCCAATATACCATTTCATTGTTGGTAAGTGAGTCCATTTATATACGTAAGCGGTTGTCATTTTTAATTCTTATTTAATTTTAAGATCTTTAATAAGACGAGTTACCTCATCCTTTAAGTATCTTTGTACTTTACTGTCGTTCTGTGCATCTTTTGCTATACCTAACAATTTATGACCATGACGCATATTCATCATGCCTTCATATATTGCTTTGGGGTATGCATTAGGTGCTGAGGGTTGAGCCACAATATCCACAGTGACTATTTCAAAGTCACTAACCTTTCCTGTTGCATCATCAACGTTACCGCTGCCTCTGCTGGATACTCCTAATTTGACACCACTGTCCAACATAGTCGATACTAATTGTCCCATTGGTGTTGGTAATATCTTTAGTTTTCCAAATCCATTTGCACCATCCATCCACATAGATGTGATCATGTGTGAAACTCGGTCTAAATTTATTTTAAGATCATCTGGGTGATCTACTTCTCCAAGTACTGAATAACCAGATGTTATTTGTTCGTTTAATGAATTAACTGCAATCTCAATTTCAGACACAGGGTAAACACGCTCATTTGCGTTTTTTACCCCGCCCTGAATAAAGATGCCCTTCATATAAAGGCTCTTTTTAGATCCTTCACCTTCACTCTCGACCACGATATTGGCGCGGTCGAAAGTTAGATGTTCTTTGAGATACAAAGCCATTACCTCAGTTTACCTTACTTAACAATCTTCTTTGTAGTCTTTTTAGACTCAATCACAGATTTTGTGTTTGCACCATCATCACCATGCTTTGGCTTAGGTGCTGTTTCTGTTTTGCTACCGTCTTGTCCAGGAGCATTTTTGTACTTACCAGGAATTGTAGCTGGAGCTTTTACTGTACCACCTTTTTCGTCACCACCAAATGCATTAACTGCTTTAGCACCATTGCCTTGAACTTTAGGTCCACTGCTTACTGTACTTCTTGTTTGTGCACCATTGTCACCGTGTGTTACAGAAACTTTTTTCATTTCAACGGCTTCCATCATAGACTCTTCGTCATCAGATGCTTCCATCATGTCCTCATCGCCCATGTCTTCGTCACCCATGTCTTCTTCGCCCTCTTCATCGTGACCTTCTTTACCCATGATTTGTTCAAATTCGGCCATCAATTCGTCTAACTTGTCTTCTAAGTCAACAACACGGTCTTCAATGTCATGTTCTGTTTCATTACCATCTTCCATGTCATCGCTATCTAATTCGATGTCATCAGTATCACCCATACCGTCATCAGTTTCGATGTCGGCAAAGTCTTCGTCTTCTTCGGTCATACCTTCTTCTTCAGCGGAAATCTCATCAAGTAGTCCACCTACTTGTCCGCCCATATTTTCGTCCATACCTTCTTCGTCCATCATTGATTCATAGATTTCGCGGCTTTTTTCAACTACGATATCATGGAATAATGCACGTGCTTTATCTTCGTCTTCATTGATAATCAAATCAATAAGTTGCTCAAATTTTTTGTTGTCCATTGTTTGTCTCCTGAATTAAAATGGCTTTGTAGAGTTATTTAGTGTGTAGTCACTAAAACATATCAATAACTGCTATTTTTTTGCGTTTTTATCGCAAATATGCAGTTTTGATTACAATCCAGGAGCTGCTGCACCTTCTGCTTGAGCAGGTGCATATTGTTTTCTTAATTTTTTAAGATTATTTGATCGCTCATAATTGCGAACATCTAACATTCTACGCAACTTTCGTAATTGACGTAGTGTTAATTTTGATTTGCGTAACTCATGCCATTTAGGTGCGCTGTTATCAGAATCTGTATCCTGATACCCATCTATAGCTTTGTCAAACATTTCAAGTAATTTCATATAAGGTATTTATCACATATTTGGTGAACCAGCAGGAGCTCCTGCTCCACCTGCTGGCATCGCTTCAGGTCCTGCTACTGCAGCACCCAATTCATTAGGTGGCATTTCTTGTCCTGGTTGTGGAGCAAGATTTTCCATATTGTCTTTATCAGTTTCCAAGTCACCCGGACTTATACCAATACTACGTAAGTCACTACCTGATGTTTCACTATCTTCTGGCTTCTCACGTTCTTCAAACCACATACTTTGATTCTTTTCAATTTCTTCTTGTGTTAAGCCTAAGAAACGTTCCATTGCAAAACGTTTTGCAATATACGGAAATGCTTCCATAGTTTGAAATACTGAAACACGTGCATTATCTAATTCACTTTGTCGATATGCGGCAAAGTTTTGCGGTGGATTGAATGTAATGTCAAACAAACTTGAATCAATATTAAACCCTCTCCAACGCATGAATAACTTAAACTCTTCATTCAATTTCTTACTCATGTAGTTTTGCAAACGTTCACAATATTGATTAAAGCGAAACTCTTGAATCATGGCTGTACCAACACGACCATCGCTCAACGGAGTTGGACTATCTTCTGGTCCTTGAGGTAAATATGAACTTGGGACACGTAAACCACGTGCTAATCTATTATTGAAATAACGTAAGTCATCAATTTCACCCAAATTCTGACCACCGGGTAATGTCGTAACTGTACTTCCGCGCCCATCAGCGGTTTGTGGGAAAAAGTAATCTTCGTTCATACTTAATGGATTATATGTAGCATCCATTATACTTGCACCACCTTGTACACTTGGGATGCGTCTTTGATGAATTTCATTTTTAATACGATCTACAAACGCCATAGCCATGTGGCTTGGCATATTACCTACGTCAATCGTAAATACCCTACGTTCTGGGGCACGTTGTACACGATAGATTAGAATCGCATCTTCAAGCAATTCTTTTTGTTTATATACTTTAAAAATATTTTCTAAAACTGATTGTCCAAAAGGCCAATATCTATCTAAACCTTCCGTCAAGCTTAGATGTACGACATGTTTTGCATCTATTGCGGCTTCATTTAATCCTAGTCTAAAGCGACTTCCAGCAGTCCCATTTGGCATACTAGGAACTGTATAACCTTGAGCAGAACCACCGCCACCTGTACCACCAAAGCCAGTTGCAGGGCTCATTGCAAAGTCTGTGCTAACTTTTTCAGCAATACTTAAGTTTTGTAAATTTGGATTAATATCTTTGATAACATACTGTTCTGGGAGCTTTCCTTCGCTCTCATTAACAATAACTTTAGTCACTTTAGTCATATCAACCCAGTATAACTTAAAGTTTTCTGGATCTCTTACGAATACTTGATCACCGTATTTGATTGTATTACGGAAGATTTTGAATGCTCTAGTATCAAATTCATTGAGTTTACACCACTGTTGTAGTTGTGTTTTAATAATATTAACTTCATGTGGTGTTGGATCTTCTGTGAATATTATCTCAAAAGGTGTCTTGTTTTGTTCGTTTTTTTGTGTACTGAACTCAGCAATAATGTCTAAACATGCATTAATTTCAGCATCTACATCCATCATTTCATACTGATTATAGCGTTCAATACGATTTGGATGTCCTGTATACACCTCAGGCAAACGGCTTTGATAATTTTTATATCCAAAATCATTATTATGATATTCTTCCGAACTACCTGAATTTTTATAATTTTTAGGCATACCATTCCAGGCGCCGTAATTGTTATTGGATCCTGATATAGGACTTAGGGCGCCGGTTGTATTTGGGGCGGAAAAACGCTTTTTATATGACATGATGTTATATTTATCAATTATCCCACATGGGTGGCTATTTTATTACTGACATCAATAAGTGTACTTATTTCTGATGCTATAACTTGCAATTCATTTAAAAGATCACCTAAGTTAACACCGTCTCTGATTTGATTTTGTATTGGTTTTGTAGATTCATCTACTTTATTAGCTTTAGCTGTTGCATCTTCTACTATTTTTTGAACCAAGCTTGCTACTGCTTGATTGTCAACTTTTTGGTTTACTACGGGAACAGTTGGTGCAGATTTATTATCATTTGTATTATCAGCCGATGTCATAGGTGGGTTAGTTAACTCCCAATGCACAGGATCTTTTTTAGGAAAGGGTTGTGTAAATCCTTTTTCTTGTAATAATTTACGAATTTCAGGATGTTTATATAGATACTCAGTTGGTACGTCTATTGCTTGACCTGTTTCATGTTTGCTTGCACCTGGTTCAGCTACTGGATTAGGATTATTTCCTCTATTTTTATACAATTGTTCTTGTTGCTCATGAGTTCTAAATCCACCATATGTCCCAATTGGTATATTGTATTTTTTTGCAAATTCATTAATTGTTAAACCATCTACTAATCCTGTTTGATTAGGTTTTTGCTCTGTTGGTTTATTTTCAGGTAAATTGTTTGTTTGGTTTGGCGCCGGTGTAGTATCAGTTGATTGTTTATTCTCATCTTCTTTTTTTTCCAAAGCTAAATATTTATTAGCCTTCTCTACCAATTGTTTACTTTTATAGAGTGCTAATTCATTATCTCTTTGATCTGCTCGTATCTCATTTATTTTTTGATTGAATGTCTTTACATCCTCATCGTATGCCCTGATACCAGGACCGTAACCATTCGCTTTTAGTTTTTCTAGACTATCTATTTTCTCTTTTACTGCTTTATTATATTTTTCTTGTAATTCGTTTTTTTCTTTTTCTAATTCTTTTTTTGTTTGTGCTTCTTCATCTATTACTGTATTAGCATCTTTTGTTGACTCAATTGTTCTCCATAAATCTGTAAAATCTATTTTACCAAAAGTTATAAATTTAACAAATTTAGCAAGGCCGTATGAAGCATTATCCAACATATCAGTAAATTTTTTGATAATATCCATTGATGTTTCAAATGTGCTATCTGCAAGTTTGTCTAGTTTTTGCCTCGCTATCATACTATCATATTCTGCCTGAGCAGCTTTTATTACTTTTGGATCACCTTTTCTTTTAGCTTCTTCTAAATTAGCTTTTGCCACTAATACACTACTCATATTTCTTAATTTATTTTCTGCTTCCATTGTCTGTAATGTAGTACCTAGTGCAGCTCCGGCTTCATTACTTGCTAATGCAGTTTCTCTATTTGCTCTATTATTTGCAGCCAACGCCGGTAGTGTTTGCTTTTTTAGTACATCAGCCATACCTAAGAATGCGTTACCACCGCCACGTACAACGTTTTGAAATCCAACAATGGTAGGTAACAATAGTCTTTGATAATTTGCTGCTAATTCAGTAGTTGCCCTACCGCCGTTTGCAATCAATGACATAGCTGCAGCACTCATTGTTGTACCAACTTGTTCTTGCATCAACAACATTGCGTTACTTGCTTGTTGTGCTAATGCAGGACCATTTGGTCCTGACTCTCTGAGTTTTTGTAGATATATTTGAAAATCTAAACTTGCTTGTTGTTCTTGTATTTTTTGTTGTGCAACATCTTTGCTCTGACCAGTTAACTGACTTAGTTCAGTTAATTGTTCAATATATTCTTTTGTTTTTGCAGTTACATCTGCTATATTATTAGATTCTAATTTACCAAATTTAGTTTGGTTTGCGATACTTAGTCCGGCAAATTTTATAATTTCTTGTTCAGTTACGCCCAGTGCTTTGAAATCAAAAAAATTATCTTTATCTGTTAATAAATGTTTTACTACCTGTTCAAAGTTTTTTCCACCTGCTGTAATGCTACCACCAAATGCACCTAAATCAGGCGCAATTCCCCTAAGTGTATTAGCAAAAAACGCTAAATTTTCTGATGATGAGCCTGTATCAATCTTAAGTTCTTGCATCAAGTTGGAATAATTACCAAACTCATCAACTATATTAGTAAATCTAACACCAACATCACTTAGTGTGTTATAAGTTTTTAAGTACTCATCATTGTTCTTCAATCCTAAGGCAACAAGACCACCAAATACTTTAATGAGTTCACCGGCAACAACACCTAAAAGTCCTAATTTTGATGTCATTGATGCAATTGTGTCCGTAACACCTTCAACTGCACCGCCATATTTACCAACACCCTGTTCAGAACTGACCATCGCAGATCCAAAACGTTTGGTCAATGCGACTAGTTGTTCAGTTGCAAGAGTAAGATTTGACTTTGATTTCTCTTCTTTTTTGGATGCCTCAGTTACACCTTCGGCAGCCCGATCTAGATCA